AGCCGTAAGGGATAAGGCATTAAATATTATGAGCGTAATAATAAATACAGCAGCCGCAATTATGGCGCAATTAAAAATAGGTCCGGCCGGTATTCCTTTGGCTATTGCCGCGGGTGTAACAGGAGCTTTAGAGCTCGCTACCATTATTGCAACACCCGTTCCAAAAGCTTCAAGAGGTATGTTATTAAAAGGAAAGTCACACGCCCGGGGCGGTATTCCAATTGAAGCTGAAGGAGGGGAAGCAATTATAAATAAAAATTCTACTTCTATGTTTGGGGGTATTCTTTCAGCTATGAATATAGCTGGGGGTGGTGATGCTTTCTCGAATCAACCTTATACAATTCCGGACGGTGGTTACACTTCAAGACAAACAATCTCTTCAGGTGGTGGAATAACCAAAGGAGAAATGAATGAGATCATGAAACAATTAAAAGTTTATTCGACTATACAAGATATTAGAAAGGCCGATGTAAACTATTCTAAAATTGAGGACAGAGGAACCTTTTAAAAATTACAATTTGTTGTTGACAAGGGTTGGGGCTGTGAAGTTCTGACCCTTTTTTGTGCACTGTCAGAAAATTGACATTTGCAAATATTAGCTAAAATATACTTTTGTGTAGTTAAAACAAAAAGATAGCAGATGAAAGAAATCAGAGTATATAAAGCGATTGACAAAGAGGATATTTTCTTTTCCTTTTTCGGAGAAGAGGATCCATTCTCTTTTTCAGCCGATGCTATTCATAAAGTCTTTGACGAAAATCCGGAAGAGAAAGAATTTAAATTCAATATTGATTGTGACGGGGGAACCGTCTCAGAAGGTATGAGAATTTACGATGTCTTAAGAACTTCCGGTAAAACTTTATTCTGTAATATCGAGGGCGGTTGTCATTCTATGGCAGTAGTTCTCTTGTTGGCCGCTCCTTTAGAAAACAGAACAGCAAACCCAAATTCACGGGCTTTGATTCATGAGGTTCGCGGCGGTTCATGGGATATGCTCAGGGCTGAAGAGATGAGAATTCTTGCCGATGCAATCGAAGTAGAACAGAACGCAATTCTTGACATTTATACAGATCGTACCGGTTACGATCGTGCACAGTTGGAACTTCTTATGAAAGAAGAAAAACAACGCACAGCACAAGAATTGATTAATTACGGATTCATTTCAAAAATAAATATTTACAGTACTAATTTAAAAACCAAAAAACCAATGGCCAAAAATGCTATTACGGTTCAAGAATTATTGAATAAGGCAAAAAAAACCTTAGGCAATATCAAGAACTTATTGGAAGGCGAAACCGAACCTGTTAACCAGGATTGGACGGATGCCGATGGTAAAGTATTGTTCACGTCTGAAGGTGCTGAAGCTGACTTGGTAGTTGGTTGTGTTGCTTCTCCTGATGGAACATACGAATTACCCGATGAACGTACGGTTATTGTATCCGGTGGAGTTGTGACAGAAATCACAGAACCGCAAGCCGATGCAACCGAAGTTGAAAACCTTGAAGCACAAGTAACAGAGTTAACCAATGCTCTTACTGAAGCTCAAAATCTCATTACTGAACTGAGCAATCACGTAACCAGTAATTTTGTTGCAACCCCACGCACTAAAAGCCCGGGTAAACCAGCAAACAAAACCTTAACAGGCGAAGAGTTACGAAACCAAACACGTGAAAAACGTGCTAAAATGAAAGGAGAAACAAAATAATGGCCGCAATTTTAGATTTTAGTCAATTTACCTTCTCCGCTGAAGAAATCAGAGCGGTGAAAGAACTCCTTTGGGATGAAGTAATTCAGGCACCTGAAATTTCTCTGTTACATACCATATTCGAAAACATTGTCTTTGACAAAGAAATCGGATTTATCGGTAAGGGTGGTATGGTTGGAGTTGCTCAACAGGGATGTGATCCAGTTGCACAAGCTTACAACATTGCAACTCGTAAAGTAAAATGGTCTCCAAAAGGTTGGGAAATTTTGATTCATCAATGCCGTACGGATATCGAAGCAACCGCCGCCGTTTACTCAATGAAAACCGGGACTTCTTACGATGACTTCACCTCGAGTGATTATATGGCAATCATCCTTGAAGCTTTGGCAATTTCAGTGAAAGAGTTCATTATGCGTTTGTTTTGGTTCTCTGATATAGCCGCCGATGTTATCGCTAACGGTGGAACGCTAACCGCCGGAACTGATAAGAAGTATTTCAATATCATTGACGGTTTTTGGAAACAGATGTTGACTCAAACAACTGCTAACGCAGCTCAAAAGGTTACAATTGCAGAAAATGCTGGTGCAACCTATGTTCTTCAGGCTTTAGTTCCTGCAAACGTGCGTGATACTTATTTACCTGCATTGGTTTTTGGTGCTGACATGAACTTACGTGGTATGGCTAACGGATTCATTCCTTGTACGCAGTCTTTTTATGATGCTTATCAAAAATCTCTGATGAGTGTTGGTGGTGGAATTGAAGCATTGTATTTGAATCTGATTGGTGGAATCAAAACCCTTTCTTTTAATGGCATTCCATTGCTTCCGATTCCTATCTGGGATGTGATCATACGCACTTCGTACAATACAGGTGCTAAATGGTTGAATCCTCACCGTGCTGTTTATGTAACTAAGGATATCCTTGCAGTAGGGGTTGACTCTTCCAAGTCTTTTGGTGATATCGATGTTTGGTATCAAAAGGATTCCCGAAAGGTAAAAATCGAAGCACAAGGAAAAGTAGATGCCAAACTGTTGAACCCGGCTTTATTCGAATTAGCAATCTAAACCCATTCTATTAAAAGCGGACCTACTTGATTGTATGTGTTCGCTTTTGAATAGGAAATAAAAAAGTAAATTATATGGATTGTTCAACTATTGCCGCCGGCTTAATTGCCGTGAATTGCGCTAAATCTTCTGTTCCTGGAACCGGAAGTAAAGTATATCTTTTGTCTTACACGGAAGTTAACCGCGTATTGTCAACTGTAACAAACAACGTAATCTCTGCTATCATTATGGCAGCAACGAAAAAAGGTTACGTTTTTGAAACGCTTGACAATTCGGTAGATGGTGACACTGCTCTTGTAAAGGGAACTTATTATTCAGACTTTGATCAATCATTAATGTTGCGTGTCTTTTCGAAGTCACAGCTATCAAAAACATTCGTTGAAAGTTTGAAACTCGCCCGGGTGGTTGCTATTTGCGAAAACAAAGAAACCGGTATTGCGGGTGAAATTAAGTACGAAGCTTACGGATGGGATTCAGGTCTTGAACTCATGGAAATGAAATCAAGTACACTGATGGCTGATAAAGTAGCCTTTGAACTTAAGTTAGGATCCGGAGCGAAAGCAAAAGAAACGAGCTTGCCTAAGTCTGTATTTATCACAGACATTACAGCTACTGAAGCTATGTTAGCCGGATTGATCGCATGATCACAAGGTTAAAGACTCTACAATTAAACAGGAATCAGTTCTCCACACCGGATGAACTGATTACCTTTTTAAAAAATAATGAAACCTTGCGAAATGAAATTGAAACATTAAGTAAGGTTTTTTTTCACAAAACAGTAAGCGGATGTAGTAACTGCTACTTTGATGCTTACATGCAACTTATCTCTCTTAAAATTAATTATGCAATGGAAAAATTAAAATGTGTATTCTTATTACTTGCTGGAGCATTACTGCATGACGTTATAAATTTCGATAATGACTTACTCATGTCGAACGCAAATATCACAGATGATTTGTCTTTATATCATTTAAAGACAAATCCGAATTGTAGACAGTATTTTCAGACGCTACCTGAAAACGTGGACGAACTGATCGAAGCTTATCAGTTACCAGGTGAAGAGGTTCTGTCAGAAACCGATCAGGCCGCTTTAGATTTGGAAATTCAAAACCAGATTGATGCTGAAGAAAATCTTGTTTCTCAGATTCACGTTCTTTTGAAAAACGAAGTTACCATTACCAGGATAAAAGAAATGTTCAAAGAAACTGAAAAAGTAGGAAGTAAAAATCTTACTCAACGTTTTTTGACTGAACTGATCGATCGTGCGAAAACTTTGAAAGAAGTGATTCCTTTTGTTCCTGTTGTAACAGAAGAAACAAAAACGGAAACCTCTCCTACTTTGGAAGTTCCTGAAGTTCCTGCAATCCCTGAAGTTTAAACCCTCAAATAATAAGCGTTCATAATCCGTGAGCGCTTTACTCTATGAAAGCAACTACATTAAAAAGAGACAGAAGGTTCGAGATTCGAAATGATAGAGCCTACAAAGTTCAGGCATACGGAGAATGTAACGATTACCCTCAACAGGTGATGGAAATCGTTGACGCTTCCGGTACCGGAAAATCTTGTGTTGATGTGTATGCAAAATTTATCAGTGGAAAAGGTTTTGAGGACGTTGATTTTTACAAAAAAATCGTAAACAGATTAGGACAAACGAATGATTATATTTCAGACCAGATAAGTAAAGACTTTGCTGAATTTGGCGGGTTCGCTTTACATGTAAATTATAACGCAAATTTTAAAATTTGCGAACTGCAGCACATACCTTTTGAACAGGTTCGTTTTGAGATGTTGGATTTAGAAACGTTCGAATTCAATCGTGTCGCCTTACATCCTGATTGGGGTCGTAGATTCACAAATCTAAGAAGGTGGAGAAAAGAAGATATATCTTATATAGACTTCTTTAATCCGGATCCCGTAGAAATTTCGGCACAAGTCGAAGCCGCCGGGGGATGGGAAAATTATAAAGGTCAGATTCTTTACTTCTCAAACGAGGGTGAAAGGGTTTATCCTCTTCCCGTGAGCGATACAGTCTTAACAGACATGAGTACAGAAGAAGGAATTGCGAATGTTTCGAACAGAAACGCCCGTAACAACTTCTTAACTGCCGGTATGCTGATAAATAAGGTAGCAGACAATGAAAGTGCCGCTAATATTGAGTCCGGTAACAGCGAATCAGAGGACGAAAGAAGAGAAGAAAACGGATATGATAAAGAGAATCAGTCAAATCAAACTGAATTAGCCCTTAAATCCTTTCAGGGTGATGAATCAGCGTGTAAAATCATGTATGTTGAGATAGGTTCAGACGAAGAAAAGCCGGAATTTGTCTCATTTAAGGGCACAAATTATGACAAAGAATTCACCGTAACACTTTCAACCTCTCAATCTAACATAGGAAAGCGGTTTAATCAACCTCCTATCCTCCGTGCTGAGAATGTAGGGGCAAATTTCGGGGCTGATTTGATGAAAAACGCCTATGACTACTATAATTCAGTGGTCGAAAATGAACGTTTAGCACTTGAAAGAGTCTTTTCAACCATCTTTCAGCATTGGTTTGAACCAACATCAGGGAATTATTCAATTACTCCACTCAGATACGATGCAACATCAATTGATTTAAGTACAATACCCGTAGAGGTATTAAATGCTCTTACAATTAATGAAAGAAGGGGCTTAGTTGGATTTGAAGAATTAATCAATTCTGAGAATGACAAATCATTATTAGCAGATAAAATAGGCGTTGGAGGAACACAATCGATGGTTTCTATTGTGTCAGATCCAGTTATGACAGTAGAGCAAAAAAGAGGTTTATTAAAAATATTATTCGCACTTTCTGACGAAGAGTTAAACGCAATAATCCCAATAGTATGATAATTCAACCACAAGACATACGGGCAGTTCGCCCAATCGCTGAAAATGTGAACGATGATAAACGTTTGATTCCTTACATTGAAGAATGCGAAACGCTTTACCTGATTCCAAAACTTGGAGCGAAACAATTCTTATCAATTGAGAAAGCTATTAAAGATAGTCTTCTTGAAATACCTGTTGCGCTTCCTGAAGCAATTGTCTCTTTAATGAATGGTTGTTACTTCGATTCAGACAATCAGCACTGTCAAGGCTTAAAACAAGCGATGGGATATCTTGTATATTCTCGATTTGTAAGAAATCAAAATGTAAATGCAACCGCCTTTGGAATCGTTACAAAACAAGGACAATTTTCTGAAAACGTAGATGAAAAAACAATTATACGTATTTCAAACGATGCCGAAAAAATCGGACTGGAATATTTAAAACAATGCATTGATTTTCTAAACTTCGGGAAAGAAAAAAGAGACCAACGGAATTTTAAACAGAAATGCAAATTTAAAGCTATAGGAGATTAAGCTCATGAGGTTCTGGAATGGAATGGTTAGAAAATTAATAGGGCTGCCAACTGACAAAATATTAGTTGGTGATGAACTGTCTGATGATCCTCAATATATGGAAATCGGTGATTTTCCTTTTGTAAATCCGAATCAACTATCACAAGAAATATCGGACCGTGAACAGGCTGATTCAAATCTTGATTCACGCATTACATCCAATGAATTAAACATTGAAAATTTAGGTACATACGTTGCTGATGAATTACCTTTAAAGGCGGATAAAAAAGAACTTGACATATCAATATTAACTCAATTCAATACACTAACAACTGCCGGAGTATTTACACTAATCGGGTTAATTAAAGGTCAGTACGTATGTTCCAGAGATGGTTCAGTAATTTTTCAAATGATACTGGGCTATAACGGAATTATTATAACAAGGGCTTTTGATTCCAATTTTCCGGTTACTGCTGAATTTGCCGAATATATTTCTTCCGGCGGTGGTGGTGGTGACACCGTAATTGCTAATAACCTGTTTGAAATCATACCCGGAAAGGCGTTGGACTCCACGCAAGGAACTATTTTAAAAAAATTGGTTGATGGTAAAATACCTTGTGTAGTATTAGAATCAATATACCTACCGCCTGTCGACTTTG